GGGGAGGGGCGGAGTTGATTTGATGAGCCGCGAGCAGGTTGGTCGGTGGGCTGGCGTCCGGTCGTTTCTTGAACAGGTCGCAGAGGACTACGAGCCGCTTGATGGCATGCCGTCGAACGCTAGCTTGAGCGGAGCGCCGCTTGCGGCGCGTCCGCTCGAAGCGTCAGTTGTACGTCAAAACGATGCTACGGAGAAATGATGCATGAGCTGGCTCTTTTCGCGGGCGCTGGTGGAGGAATACTCGGCGGCAAACTGCTCGGGTGGAGAACCGTTTGCGCCGTTGAGCGAGAGCCTTACGCCGCATGCGTACTTGCCGCCCGACAGAACGACGGATTTTTGCCGCCCTTCCCGATTTGGGATGACGTTTGCACCTTTGACGGACGGCCTTGGCGGGGGATTGTTGATGTGGTTTCAGGCGGCTTTCCGTGCCAGGACATTTCGGCAGCCGGCAAGGGGGCAGGAATCGACGGCGAACGCTCCGGCCTGTGGGGACAGATGGCGCGAATTGTCGGTGAGGTACGACCGCGATACGTGTTCGTGGAGAACTCACCGCTCCTTGTGGGACGAGGACTTGTCCGCGTGCTCGCTGACCTTGCCGAAATGGGGTTTGATGCGCGATGGGGTGTTGTCGGAGCTTCTGACGTTGGAGCCCCGCACCGCCGCGAACGATGCTGGATTGTTGCCAACGCCAGTGAGCAGCGATACGGGGTTGCGGAAAAAACCGTATGCGCAGGGCGGAACGCCGCTGAGTTTGGCGGCACGGTACTGGCCGACTCCAATGCACAGCGAAGCACGGCAAGGGATGCAGATTCGCAGACCGGGGAAGAAAGGAACGCAAGTGTCGCTTTCAACGGCGGTGAAACTGTGGCCGACACCGACCAGCACGCTTGGAACGAACGGCGGGAAGGTGACGCCGGCCAAGAGCCGCGAGGGCGGGACGTTGATCGAGGCATTGAGCAACCGCACGCAATTGGCAACACCAACGGTATGCGGCAACTACAACCGGGCCGGAGCGAGCGCGAAGAGTGGGGATGGATTGGCGACGCAAGCTGGTGGCTCGCTGAACCCGACGTGGGTCGAGTGGCTGATGGGGTGGCCGCTCGGGTGGACAGACTTAAAGCCATTGGCAACGGACAGGTGCCGCAATGCGCAGCGCAGGCATGGCGGATTTTGACGCACAACTTGAATTCTACGACACCCCCTGTCGCATAACTTGGCTCTGCCGGTCTGAAACCAGCGCCGCTGCGATCCCCGCGCCGGCAAAAGCGACAAGCCGGCGCGGGGATGTTTCCCCGTCTCATTTCCCCCTGTTTTGAGACACCCCGGCTAGATACCCTCGCTCTAATCCAAAGGAGCGCCCATGGCTGGAATTACTCTCGAACAGGCGGAAGCCAGGCTCGCCGAATACATGGCGGCCGAAACCAAGGTGCTAAAGGGGCAGGCCGTCAGCATTGATGGCGAGACGCTGACCCGCGCCAACCTGGAGATGATCCAGCGCGGCATTGACGCCTGGAACAAGCGTGTGCAAAACCTCGCTGCGGCGGCCTCCGGGCGCGGTCGAGCGCGTACTGTTGTGCCGGGGTTCTGAGCATGGCAAAACCCGAACTCAATCTGCTCGACCGCGCCATTTCCGCCGTCTCTCCCGGCTGGGGCGCGGCGCGCATGAAGTCGCGCATGGTCATGGCGCTGGGGGGCGGCTACCTCGGCAGCGGCCGTCGACCGGCGCTGGCCGGCTGGAATCCCGGCGTCGCCGATGCCGACGGCGACATTTCCCCCGACCTGGTCGATCTGCGCGCCTACTCGCGCGATCTGGCGCGTACCTCCGCGCTGGCCGGTGGCGCTATCAACACAGTGGTCACCAACGTCGTCGGCACCGGTTTGGCCGCTCAGCCGTCGCCCGACTTCGACTTCCTCGGCATTACCGACGAGGCCGAGCAAAAAGCGTGGCTGTCCAATGCCAAACGCGAATACCTGCTCTTCGCCGAATCCTGCGACTGCGACATCACCCGGACCCAGAACATCTACGGCCTGCAGTCGATGAACTTTCGCTCGACGCTCGAATCGGGCGACGTTTTCGTCATCCCGACCATGTCCGGCCCTGGCAACCCCTACCGGCTGGCGCTGCAGATCATAGAGGCCGACCGCGTTTGCAATCCCGGCTGGACAGCCGACCGCGCCGACCTCGTGCAGGGCGTCGCGCTCGACGGCAACGGCGCAGCCAACCAATACCACATCGCCAACCGCCACCCTGGCGCGCGAAATCGCGCCGGCATGCAATGGACGGCGGTCGATGCCTTCGGCGCCAACGGCCGCCGCAACGTCCTGCACCTCTTCGACCGCCGCCGCCCGGGCCAGACACGTGGTGTGCCCTATCTGGCCGCCGTCATCGAGCCGCTCAAGCAGCTCAAGCGCTATTCCGAAGCCGAGATCAGCGCCGCCGTGGTTTCGGCGGCCTTCGCGGTGTTCGTCAAGATGGATCCGGAAGCCTTCGAAACGCTCTTCGACGACAACGGCAAAAAAGCCATCGTCACGGCGGCATCCGGCTGGGACGGCAGCGTGCCAACCGCCAACATGGACGCCCCCGGCAAAGCCGTCAACCTCCTCCCTGGCGAGTCGATCGAATCGCCCGACCTCGGCCGCCCGAATGCCGCCTTCGACCCCTTCGTAATGGCCGTCCTGCGCCAGATCGGCGTCGGCCTGGAGTTGCCGTTCGAAGTTCTGGTCAAGCACTTCACCGCCAGCTATTCGGCCGCCCGCGCCGCGCTGCTCGACGCCTGGCGCTTCTTCCGTGGCCGGCGCGACTGGCTGGCCACCAACTTCTGCCAGCCAGTCTATGAGCTGTGGCTTGAAGAGGCTGTGGCTACTGGCCGCATCAGCGCCCCCGGATTCTTTGCCGATCCAGCTTATCGCCGCGCCTGGTCCGGTTGCGTCTGGACCGGCGACGGCCCCGGCAGCATCGACCCGATGAAGGAAGTTGATGCCGCCGTCGAGCGCATCGACGCCGGCATCAGCACGCTGGCCGCCGAATCGCTGTTGCATGACGGCGTGGATTGGGAGACCAAGCACCGCCAGCGCGTCCGCGAAACGCAGGCCCGACAATCGGCCGGGCTGGGCGAAGCAAAGCAGCCGGCGACCGGTGCGGGGCCATCCACGACCACGTCGTCGGCGCGCGTTTACCCATCCGACCGCGACACCTGAAAGGACAAGACCATGAGAAGCAGCACTGGCGACAACATTCCGAACGATCTTCCGGAAACAATAACGTACAACGGCGATAGCACCATCAACACCATCGCAGTGACTGATGGCGTCAGCACCTGGGTGCAGACTTTCAGCTACACCGACGGAAAAGTCACCGGGATTAGCGCCTGGGTGAAGCAGTAATGTTTTTCCGTCGCGGATCGGTTGCGGTCGATGAGTCCGGGGCGGTGCGACCGCTGGTGGCGGGGCGGTATGTACTGGAGTCCGGGGTGGTTTCCGACATCCTGACGGCGACGGGCAGCGTGCGGATCGCGGCGTCTATGCCTGCGGCGCCTCCGCAATCAATCGGCGCAATCCAGAGGACCGCTTAATGATCGGCGATATTCTTTCCTGCACCGTCCGGGCCGATGGCTGGTCGGTCGATGTAGTTATCGAGGGTTTCACCACCGGGGCGGCCTACGATTTCGGCAGCTTTGACGACGTGCCTGCAACGGTGTCCGATCCGCGCTTCACGCTCAACGTGGTGTCCGAGGGCTACAACGCTGCCGGTGCTCTTGGCACGATCAATCGGACGGTCTACGGCACGCACGTTGTTCGTAAGCCGTACCCGGATCAGGCCAGCAAGGACGAGACGGCAGCGGGCAACCTTACCGTTCGTGTCGCTCTTTCCGAGTCGGTCTACAACGACGACAAGAACGGTGGAGCGGGCACGTCCGGCACTAATCCGACGGTGACGATTACAGCGGGATGGTGCGTCAATTCTGGCGGCGGGGCGCAGTCAAGTGCAGCGGCAACGGCGCTTGCGGTGACGAACAACTCGACGCTGGATTACCCGAAGGTGATTGCGCAGTGGGCCTGGGGGCATACGCCGGCATGGCGCCGGGTAACGGCTGACACTTCGATTGGGTGCATCGCATATCACGGACACGGGGTCGCCTGCGTTGCGCTGTCGGCAGTCGAAGGCGCGAACTCGGTGACTGGTACGGCAACAACCAAGACCGCGCACTTGATGAGCGCGTCTGGCCTGTATTACGAGAGCTACGATCTGGCAGTGCCGGTGGCGAGTTTCACCAACGGCAATGCCGTGACGCTCAAGTTCATTGCCTATCCCACGGTGGGCGATGCTGACTCTATCATCGACACCAGCACCAACACGACGGCGCTCGATGACGTTCGCGGATTGACGCAAATCACCTTCACCAAGAACCCGACAGTGACAACGATGTATGTTGCTCAGAACGGCAACGATACGACGGGCAATGGATCAACCGCAACGCCATACGCCACCATTGGCAAGGCATTGGCGCAAGGTGCTGGCATTGTTTACGTGCAAGCCGGCGGCACCAATGTCGTGGATTTTATTGGAACATCTCCAGCTTCCGTTACGCAGGTCAATTATTTTATTGATGTGCTTCCGAAACCGGGCGATGAGGGAACGGTATCGCTTACCAGAACGAGCGCCGGATTGGCGTGGAAAGCTAAACTGCTGCGGTATTCCGGCTTCACCATTTCTGGCGGAAACGCATACCTCGATGGCGGAAGCAGAGTAGGCGCAAAACTATGGTTTGAAAACTGCACGATGTCGGTGGCTAGTGCCCCGACCACGGGAGTTGGTTATGCTTCGCAAGGCGCATGGTTTATCAATTGCACAGAGTCATCAGGAATTGATGACTTTAAGCAGTTTTCAAGCAACATCAACGGCTATTGTTTTTCGGGGTGCAGCTTCTCGTCGGGTGCCAAAATATGGAAGTCTGGATCGGTGGTGGCCTGTAAGTTGTCCGGGTCCGGCACGGACAAGAACATCATCGAAGGGAACAACAACGGGGCGCAAACGTTGATCGAGAACAATTCGATCTTCTGCAATAACAAAGCAATCAATTCTGTTGTAAACGCTAACGTTGTAATGACCTTCGGAAAGGCCGCAAATACAAGCGGGTGTGCCATTGTTGGTAACTTGATCGAGGTCAAAACAATCACCTCTTCACAATGCGGATTGTGGGTGGCCGGTGATCCAAACACCGTGACCAGTGAGAATTTCATTGTGGCTCACAACACGGTGATCGGTGAGCGGTGCAATCTGTTCTACAACGATACAGGCGTGACTTCTTACTTGAGAAGCAACGTGTTTGTTCGCAACAATGCCTTCCGTGCCTACAACATCAAAACCGACACGTTTGCACCAGCAAGCGCAAACCGGATTGGAAACTGGGCGCAGGTCAATGGTGTCAATTACTCTGATAATCGTTTTGACGGTACAAACTCTGCCGCATTCACAAATGATTGGGACGGCATAAACACCTCGTTTGTGACCGCCAAAGACAGCACCTACGGGCAGCTTGGCTACACCGCCGACAGATCAAATGACGGTACCGGCACCGGCAACGGCGATTACATGCCGACCCTTGCCAGCCCGCTCTACAACCACGCGCTGCAAGTCTGTTACCTGAAGTACGACCAGAACGGCACAGCGCTCTACTGATGCCCGCCGTTCAACCTGCATCAAGCCGCCCCCGAGCGGCTTTTTTCATTCTGGTCGTCGCCTTCGATCTCGTCTCAATTCCCCCTGTTTTGAGACGGCCGACAACGGAAGAATCGACCCCATGACGAATCCGATCCAGATCACCATCGATCACGCGGCGGCGGTTGCTCCAGCCGGCAATCTGCCGGCGCCCCTGCACCGCGTTTGCGCGCTCGACCTCGTTGCGGCCACACCGTGGGCCATTGAGCCGGCAATGCTAGACACCATCCGCAGTATTGCCACCCGCGAAAACGACAGTGTCGAAGCGCTCGAAGCGCGCCTGGGTCGGCCGTTGCAGAACACCCGCAAGGTAACGATGCGCGGCGACGTTGCCGTAGTGCCAGTTACCGGGCCAATTTTCCGTTATGCCAACCTGATGACCGAAATCAGCGGCGCGACCAGCATCGAAGTGTTGGCCCGCGACTTCACCGCGGCGCTCGACGATCCGGCCGTCAAGTCAATCGTGCTCGACATCAACTCCCCGGGCGGTCAGGTCACCGGCATCGCCGACTTTGCCGCCATGGTTCGCGGCGCCAACAAACCTGTCGTCGCCTACGTCGATGGCATGGCCGCTTCGGCCGGCTACTGGATCGCCGCCGCCGCGTCGAAAGTCGTGATCAGCAAAAACGGCATGGCCGGCAACGTTGGCGCCGTGCTCTCGCTCGACACCAGAAAAGACCAGAACAAGGCCGAGATCGTCAGCAGCCAGTCGCCCAACAAGCGGCCCGACGTGACCACCGACGCCGGCCGCGCGCAGATGCAGGCCATGGTCGATTCTCACGCGCAAGTTTTCATCGCCGACGTTGCCGCCTTTCGCGGCATGACGCCGGAAGCTGTGATCGCCGACTGGAAAGGCGGTGCCGTATTCATTGGCGCCGACGCCGTCGCGCTCGGCCTCGCCGATTCGGTCGGCAGCATCGAAGAAGTTATTGCCGGGCTGGCCGGCAAGTCGCAGCAGCAAACAAAACCAGCAACCCCTCTTTCCCTGAAAGGAAATGCCATGACCCTCGACGAGTTGCGCGCCGCGCACCCCGACCTGTGCGCGGCTTTGGTGGAGGAGGGCCGCACCGTCGGCGCCACCGCCGAGCGAGCACGTATTCAAGACATTGAAGCCCAGGCGCTGCCGGGCCACGACGCGCTGATTGCGCAGTTCAAGGCCGACGGCAAGACCTCCGGCCCCGAAGCCGCGGTCGCCATCCTCAAGGCCGAGCGCGCCGTTGGCGCCGCCCGGGCTGACCAGCTGATCAAGGACGCGCCGAAGCCGGTGCCACACGCCGCCGCGCCGACCGATGGCCCGGCCGCCGAAGACAAGACCTTGCCGATCGAAGAGCGCAGCAAGGCCAAGTGGGATGCCGACGCCAAGCTGCGCGCCGAGTTTGGCACCTACGAAACCTTCCTGGCTTACGCCAAAGCGATGGACTCCGGTTCGGTCCGCGTCCTTTCCAAATAACCCGCCGGAGACCCCGCCATGACTACCCTCGCAGCCAACAAGCCCCGCGCCTACGAACTCGGTGAACGCAATCACCTGGCCGTGATCGCGTCCGACATCATCTACGAAGGCGCCGCTGTCGGCGTCGTCGCTGCCTCCGGCCACGCCCGGCCACTCAACGCGGCCGACAAATTCGGCGGCTTCGCTGTTGCCACCGCCGACAACTCGGCCGGCGCCGCCGCCGCGATCAACGTCGAGGTCGTCAAGTCTGGCGAAATCGAACTGACCGTGTCCGGCGTCGTTATTACCGACATCGGCAACCCGGTCTATGCCACCGACGACGACACTTTCACCCTGAGCCCGGTCGGCGGCGCCTTCATCGGCTTCGTCAAGCGCTTTGCCGAAGCCGGCATCGCGGTGATCGACTTCAACGCCGGCGTCTATGTCGACCCCTGGGCCGCCTTCACCGTCCGCGAAACCATCAGCGTCGATAAGACGCTCGACATTGAAGACAACGGCAAGCTGTTCTGGGTCGATACCGACGCCAAGGTCGTCACCCTGCCGGCTGTTGCTACGCCGGTCAATTGCGCGCTGGTCAACGGCGGCGCCTTCGGTGCGGTCTTCCTGAAGATCAGCCCGGCCGCTGCCGACAAGATCCAGGGCCCGGACCTCCCCGGCACAGACAACACCGCACTGGGCAACACCAAGGCCACCGCACGTCGCGGCGACTACGTCGTGCTCGGCACCGGTGACGCCAACGGCCCGATCGTCCGCAGCCTGCGCGGCACCTGGGCAACCGGCAACTAAACCCCGATAACCACACAAGGACATCATCATGGATCAAAGTCTGCTTTCCTCGCGTGCCATTATCGGCATGTACTTCGCCCGGCTCGAAACCGACCCCGGCCTCGGCTGGATCAACGGCGTGGCCAACACCTTCGGCTCCGACCAGTCCGGCGAAACCTACAACTTCCTCGGCCAGACGCCGGCCATGCGTGAATGGATCGCTGGCCGTCAGGCCAAGGGATTCAGCGGTCAGGGTCTGACCATCGTCAACAAGCACTACGAAGCGACGATCGAAGTCCAGAAAAAGGACGTCCGCCGCGACAAGACCGGCCAGATCATGGCGCGAATTCATGAGTTTGCCGACCGCGCACAAACGCACAAGGCCAGCCTGCTGTCGACGCTGCTGATCAACGCGCCGAGCACCGTCTGCTACGACGGCCAGTATTTCTTCGACACCGACCACTCTGAAGGCAAAAGCGGCACCCAGTCGAACGACATCACGGTCGATATCTCGGCGCTGCCGGCGGCCGTGCATGGTGTCGTCACGGCGCCGTCGGTCGAGGAAATGCAGCAATCGATCCTTGCCGGTATCGCGAAGATCCTGTCGTTCAAGGACGACCAGGGCGAGCCGATGAACGAAAACGCCTGCTGCTTCCTGGTGGTCGTTCCGGTCGGGCTCTACCTGGTGGCCGTGGCGGCGTGCAGTTCGCTGATGACCGCCGCGCTGCAGCAGAACCTCAACCCGAACATGCTCGCCGGCCTGACGGTTGACGTGCAGATGAACCCGCGACTGACCTGGACCGACTCGTTCGCGATTTTTCGCACCGACAGCCCGATCAAGGCGTTCATTTTCCAGACCGAACAGGAGGTGGAACTCAAGGCCAAGGCCGAAGGCTCCGAGTTCGAGTTTGACCACGACGCCTGGCAGTTCGGCATCGACGCCTGGCGCGGCGCCGGCTACGGCTACTGGCAGCGTGCTTGCTACGTGACGATGACCTAAGCCGGGGGCGAGCCATGCGATATACCGTCACTGGCTTGTCCGCCGCCATCAACAGCGGCGTGATCGAGCTCACCGAAGCGCAGGCGCAGCCGCGCCTGCACAACCTCAAGGCGCTGGGCGGCGGCAAGTTCGAAGTGCTGCGCCCGGTCGAGTTCAAGCGCGGCGAGACGTTCGGCTACGCCGACCGGTTGCCGAAGTCGATGGCCGAGATTATCGAGCCGGAAGCCAAGGTCGCCGCAAAAGCGAAAGCCGCTGCCAAGGCCGTGGCGGAAGCCAAGGCCGAAGGAGAGCTTGCGCCGAAGGCCGGCGACGAAGGCGGGCAGGGCTGATTGATGGGGCTCGACGCCGACGACCTGGACGCGTTTTTTGATCCGGACATGCCGGGCTACGCCGAGGCGCAGTTTGCCTCGGGTGATCCGGTGGCCGGGTTGTTCAGGAACAGCTATTCGAGCGCCCTGTCCGTCGGCGGCAGCTTGCCTGATTTTCGCTGCCCGGCGGCGGCGGTGGCGACCGTTGAAAGTGGCGCTGCCGTCACCATCGGCGGAGTCAATTACACCGTCGCCAGCCCGGTTGAAACAGACGGCGGCGGCATCGCCGTCCTTCGCCTGCGTGACGCATGACCACCCGCGCCGACGCCATCATGCAGGCCATCCTGACCACGCTCACCGTGCCGGCCATGTCGGCGGTGCCGGTGGCGCATGTCTTTCGCGACGAAGAGGTTGCGATCGAGCAGGACGTGTTGCCGGCGGTATCGCTCGCCGAAGGTGACGAGCCGGCGCCAGACCGCATCAATACCCACGAAGCCGAGCGCTTTCTTGAATTCACGCTGTCCGTGCGCGCCAAGGGCGCCGTGCCGTTTACCGCGGCCGACGCCGCGCTGCTCGAAGCGCACAACCGGATCATGGCCGACCAGACGCTGGGCGGCCTGTCCGAAGAAATTACCGAAGGCCCGACGCGCCGCGAGCGCGCCGATCTCAATACCCGCGTGTGCAGGGTCGAAAAGGCCTACCGCATCCGCTATCGCACCACCGACGGAGCCCTGACATGAGCCAAATTCCCGAAGCCAGCCCGCAGTCCGGCGGCACTTACGTCCGCATGCCCGATGGGCAGCTGGTCAAGATCCCGGAAGGCTCTGCCGATCCGGTTGCCGCCGCCCAGGCAGTGCTTGCCGCCGAGGCCGCCGCCGATTCACCGTCCGATCAGGAGTAAGTCATGCCCATTAACAGCGCCAGCCGCTTCATCAAAAGCGCCCTCGTTGCCTGCAAGCTGCAGCCGACGCAGGGCACCGACTCCATCGCCGGCGCGCCGGCCTCGGCCGACATTCTCAAGGTATCCAACCTGTCGGTGACCATGAACCACACCATGGCCGATCGCGGCGACCTGTCACCGAGCTTCGGCGGCAGCGGCAAAGCCTTTGCCGGCAGCAGCATCGACCTCGGCTACGACTTCGAGCTGGCTGGTTCCGGCGCGGCCGGAACTGCGCCCGGCGCCGACGCCGTGCTCAAGGCCTGCGGACTGGCCGCTACCATCAATGCCGGTAGCAACGTCACCTACAACCCGATCACTGCCAGTCTGCAGGCCGTGACGCAGTATTTTTACGACTCGGGCGCGCTGCACAAACAGCTCGACGCGCGCGGCAACCTCGAAAAACTGGTCTTCAACGTTGGCGAGATCGCCAAGGCGTCGGTCAAGATGATGGGCGCCGATGGCGGCGACACTCAGGTTGCGGTGCCTGGCACCGCGCCGGCTGCCACATGGGTGGCCGGGCTCGGCGTTTGCGAAGCCAACAGCAGCGACGTGACCTTTGGCGCTACTTACACGCTGGCCACCGGCGCCATTGCCGGCGGCACGACCTACGCCTCCAGCGGCCTTGAATTCAGCCAGGGCGGTGCCTTGCAATTCACCGCGCTGCTCGGACAGGAAATCGGCGACATCACCGGGCGTCTGTCGACGGTCAGCGTGACGGTCGATTGCACGGCAGCGCAAGAAGCGGCCTTTCGCGCCCAGCTCAAGGCCAACACCGCGCAGACGCTGGTTTTTTCGCACGGTACGACGGCCGGCAACAAGGTGCAGTTCTATGCGCCGGCGGTGCAACTTACCAACGTCAGCAAGGCCGACAAGAACGGCCGGCGCCTGGTCAAGCTCGATTTCGACTGCAACAAGACCACGGGCAACGACGATTTCTACCTCGCCTTCCTGTAAGCAAAAAAAGAAAGGCGCGTCATGTTCAAGCTCAACCCCAACCCCACCTTTTGGGCACCGGTCAAGATCACCCGGCCAGGCGAAGAGTCGGAGCCGATCGAGTTCGAGTTCAAGCACCGGACACGCACCGGGCTGGCCGAATGGCAAAAGACGTTCAGTCAGCAGGTGCCGGCGCCGACCGAGGATGACCCGAAGCGCACCGAAACGGTCTGGCGCTCCGACCGTGAAATCGTTCCGGAATACATCGTCAACTGGCGCAAGGCAATCAACAGCAAGGGCGAACAGGAGCCGTGGAGTGTCGATGCTTTTCTCGACCTCACCGAAAACTATCCCTCCTCTGCCGTTGAGGTTTACGCCGGCTACATCGCCGCGCTCACCGAGAGCAAAGCAAAAAACTAGAGGGCGCGGTTCGCTGGTGGATCAACGGGCCGCGCCTCCCTGATCTTGAAGAACTCGCCGCCTTCGGCCTCAGGCTCGACGACGCGGTGGTTGAAGAGAAGTACGAAGTCTGGGCCGACAACTGGCCGGCGCTCTGCCTGTTTATGAACTGCAACACGCAGTGGAATGTTGGCGAAGCCGGGGCAGTGGGCCTCAAGTATGAAGTGCTGCCGTTTCTGATGAAGTGCTACGGAGTCAAAAAGAAAGACCGCGCCGACATGCTGACCGACATCAAAACCTGCGAACGCACGGCGCTCGACTGCTGGAGCAAACAGCGTGGTAGGTAACGACGCCAAAATAGTCATTGGCGCCGATGTCTCGGGCGCCATGGGCGGCATCAATCAGATTCTCGGCGCCATGCCGGGGCTCGGCGCTGCCATTGCCGGCGGGTTCAGTATTGCGGCGGTCACGGCATTTGTTCGTGAGTCGGTCAACGCGGCCGATGCCGTCAATACCCTGTCCGAAAAAATCGGCGTCGGTGCAACGGTCATCACGGGCTGGCAACACGCCGCCCAAATGTCCAATGTCTCCAACGAGGCGCTATCTACCTCGTTGATCAAGCTGTCGCGCAACATTGGCGAAAACAGCGCCGCATTCCAGCAGTACGGCATCGCCACCACCGACGCCAGCGGCAAGCTGCTGTCGACCGATCAGGTGTTTGCCAAGATCGCCGACAAAATGCAGGCCACGCCCGATGCTGCCACCCGCGCGGCGATGGCGATGGCCCTGCTCGGCAAGAGCGGCGCCGATCTTATCCCGATGCTCAACGAAGGTTCGGTCGGGCTCGAAAAGTTCCGGCTAGAAGCCGAAATGGCGGGCACGGCAATCTCGGACGACTTTGCCAAACAGTCTGCCGAGTTTAACGACAACCTCGACCGCATGGCCCTGATGGCCAAAGGTGCGGCCAACTCCATTGCCAGCCTGCTGATCCCCGCGCTCAACAGCCTGGCCGACGTGCTCACCGTCACCAGCCAAGAAAAGCTCAAGGCGTACCAGATCGAGCTGGCCAACCTCAAAGAAGAGGGCGTCGTCAGAACCGAATGGCAGCGGCAACGCATTGCCATGCTGGAGCAAGAGTCCGGCAAGCTGGAGCAGGTCATTCGGCTGGAGCAGGCGCGGGCCGCACTGGCCGGCGCCGGCAAGCTGGGCGACACCCGCGATGCGAGAGACCGGGCAGGTGAGGCGGGCAGTCAGGCCGGGGCCATTGCCAAGTTTGAGGCGGGCAAGAAAACTCCGAAAGGAAAGGCAGCCAAGGCTGAAAAAGAATCCAACTGGATACCCGGCGATTACGACGCCATGGGTATGGATTCCGAGGCGGATCAAGAAAGCCAGATTGCCAAAGCCGCCGATGTTGAGGCCAAAAAGCAAAAAGCCATTACCGAAGAATCGCTGCGCGGCCAGGGCGAGCGCTACGCCGCGCTCACCGCCAACGAAGAAACCGATCGGCTGCTCAAAGAAGAGCAACTGGCGCTCGATCTTGAAACGCTCACGATCAACCGCGAACTGTGGCTGCTTGACGAGGCCGCCTATCAGGAGCGCAAAAACGCCCTGATCATCAACGCCGCCGAAAGGCAATCGACCAGCCTGCAGGGTATTGCTGTGCGGCTCAAAAACTTTGAAGAACTGACCGCGCTCAACAAAACCAAGACGCTGATCGACCTCGGCAGCGCACTCACTGCCGGCTTTGCCACCCAAAGCAAAACCGCGTTTGAGCTCAACAAGAAAATGGCCATCGGAAAGGCGGTCATCAACACCTACGACTCGGCCGTGGCGTCGTACAACGCGCTGGCCGGCATTTACATGGTCGGCCCGATTCTCGGCGCCATTGCCGCTGCCGGCGCTATCTCGTTTGGCATGGCGCAGGTGGGGCAGATCAGGAGCCAGCAGTTCGGCGGTGGTGGTGGCGGTGGATCGGTCTCCATCCCATCAATGCCCAGCTACTCCGCCGCCCGTGCCAACTCCGACCTGCTCGAAGGCGGCCCGACGCCCACCCCGGTGTCAATTGCTGCCAGCCAAGGCAAAGCCGAAACCGCACGCACGCAGGTCAACGTCACGCTGGTGGGCACCGCGTTTGACTACAAGACCATCACCACCCAACTCATACCGCTGCTTAACGAAGCATCGGCCAATGGCGCCGAGATCCGCGTCATGCAGGGGGCTTAATGTCAAAACCCGCCATCTTTCACGACACCCGCTTCTCAGACGCCACGCCGGTGGCCTCAACCACCGCCGCCGGCTACGCCGTCGCCAACCTCTCCGACTGGCGCCCCTATACCTGGTGGAAGCCCACCGCATTGCCGGCCACCATCACCGTCGACTGCGCCACCGCCAAAGCCGCCGACTATGCCTTTATCTACGGCCACGACCTCTTTACCAAGGGCTGCACGGTTGAGGTGCGCGGCAGCACCGACAACTTTGCCGCCTCCGACGTGCTGGTATCCACCAACACCCCCACGGCCGATACGCCGATTGCGCTGTCGTTCAACTCGGCAAGCTACCGTTACTGGCGGCTCAAGATCACCGGCGCCGGCACCATGCCGTCGATTGCCATTGCCGCCATTGGCGCGCAGATGGAATTCCCCACTTATCTGCCTCAAGGGTTTGACCCCATCGGCCGCACGCTGATGGGCGACACCAACCGCAACAGCCGCGGCCAAGTGCTCGGCAAGGTGGTCGACTTTGAGCAGTGGGAGGGCGATGTCGAGCTGACCGCCGTGCCGTGGAGCTGGGTGCGCGCCACCTTTTTGCCGGCCTGGACCTCGGCGCTCCGCTCGCGCCCATTCGGCTTTGCGTGGGACGTTGGCAACTACCCCGGCGAAACCCGGCTGGTGGTGGCCGAAGGCGAGTTTGAAACCCCGCACAACGCCGGCTCGCTCTGCGATTTAACCTTTAGTCTGCGGGGCGTGGCGTGACCGCACGCGACACCG